TAATATGGACTGCTGTGGTAGTGGTTGCTGTGGTGGTAAGTAATGTGTAAGTGCAACTATCTTTGTTGTGGTTGCAATTTGCATTGTAGTAACTGGGAGATTATATGAAATTACAAGTAGTTAGAACACAGTTTGGTACTGATGCAACAAATGGATTGTTGTTTGTAAATGGTTTATTTGAGTGTTATACATTAGAGGATCAATACCAGGCCGTAAAGGTTATGCACGAAACCTGCATACCTGAAGGAACATACAACATAAAGTTTAGAACTGTTGGTGGATTCCACGAGAAATACAAGAAAAGATATGGTGCAGACCACTATGGTATGTTGCATTTGCAAGATGTACCTAACTTTACTTATATACTTATACACGCAGGTAACACAGATGAACACACATCAGGTTGTTTAATTGTAGGAGAAACACAACAAGATTTAGACCTAAGTGATGATGGATTTATCGGACATAGTGGCGTAGCATATAAAAAGTTATATAAAAAAGTGGCAAAAGAATTATTGTTAGGAAAGAGTGTAACAATAGAGTACACAACAATAACTAAATTATTAGAGAAACCTTTAGAGGAAGCCTCTAGTACAGACATAGGTGTTGCTAAAGATGTTATGGAGAAATTGCAAGAGATTAATGGTAATGTCATACAGACACAGACTATGTTGAGAGGTAGGATAATTAGATAATGTTTGAAAGATATAAAAGAGCAAGAAACCAAGATGGTACATTTAAGAAAGATGTATGGTGGACACCTTGGTCTGATTCGTGGGAGTATAAAATGAGTGAAGATCTCAAAGATATGCTTGAAAGAACTGGTTGGACCTTTATTGAAGCGTTCATAGGTGCTTTAACAGTTGCTCCATTAGTTGGTGTAGAAGCTGAAACTTTACAGTTAGCTGCACTTGCTGGTGGTGGTGCTGCACTTGCAGTTATCAAGACATATGCTAAAAAACAAATCACTAAGTAGATTCTGTCCTAATTCCTGTGTATAATTAGCTCAACAGAAAGGGCTGAATATGACACAGGAACTAGGTAACAACTACTATAAATCAGGGTGGCAACCCTCTATAGAGTTTGATGAATCAACAGGTAAAGGCGAAGTAACCTATGTAGGTACTGATCCTGATTACAAAAATAAGTATGATGACATACTTAGAGGTTGGGGTTTTGACCCTAAATATTATGAAATAGAAGGCACAGTTCGTGCTAGTAGCTGGGAAGGACAGCTAAAAGGTGGTAGAACAACCACCTTTTTTGCATTTAAGGGGGTTGTAAAGCGTAAAAACCCTGCATTAGACCAGTATTTTGACAAACTTGTTAAGGAGTACAGTAGAAAACCTAAGTTAAAAGACACAGATTTTGGTGGAGATACTGCTTTTATATGGACAATGGCTGATTGGCAGTTAGGTAAAGCTGATTATGGCGTTGAGAATACCCTTAAACGCTACGAGGAAGCTCTCATTAAGGGGGTAAATCAAGTTAAGGCACTACGCAAGACAGGTACAGAGATAGATGAGATATACTTATTAGGATTAGGCGACCTTACAGAGAACTGCGACCAATCTTTCTACAGTTCTATGCCTTTTAATGTAGAGTTATCGCTATCACAACAATATCAATTAGCTAGGCGTATGATTATGAAAACTATTGATACATTTCTACCACTTGCAGACAAGATAACTGTGTGTGGTATAGGTGGTAATCACGGAGAGATGACCAGATCAAGCAAAGGTCAAGTGTTATCTGATAGATTAGACAACTCTGATATGATGCACTTTGAAGTAGTCAAAGAAATACTTGCACAGAACGATAGATACAACAAAGTAAATGTCATACTACCTACTGACTATCATCACTTGCTAGATATAAAAGGTAAAGGTGTAGCTATTACACACGGACATATGACAGGTGGTGGTTCTGGTCCAGAAAGTAAGATAATGAAGTGGTGGCAAGGACAAATGTTTGGTTGGTTGCCTAGTGGTGCTGCTGAAATATTAGTTACAGGACACTATCATCACCCTAGATTACTAAGACAAGGTAGGCGTACTTGGTTTCAATGTCCAAGCATAGATGCAAGTAAAGATTTTACTGCGAGAACAGGACTATGGAATGATCCTGGTGTGTTATGTTTTACAGTTAATAAAGATGGTTGGGATAACTACAGAATAGTTTAGACACAATCCTCAATCATATAAGCAATACAACCTACACATCTACCATCAAAATTTAAGTTTGTTTGTGGTACTTCAAAACATTCTAAACAATATGCAACCCATCTTAAATCTTTCATTCTTCCTCTTGTTCTACTGTTGTAAGTATCTGTATGTTAGGAAGTATTGCAAGTAATTGTTGTTGTCCATTAGGTAACAATATACTTTTACCCATAAACAAAGGCACTTCCTTGTCATTTCTTCTGTTCAATAACTCTGCAATCAACATACCTTCTGTTGCTTTGCTTAACATTACATCAATCATTTTTTCTCCTTTACATATTCTAATATTTGTTTTCCAACTTTTGGGTGAACACAATTCCTTAACACTTGTGCTGGATCGTGATTACCTTTATAATATATATTTTTATCATATTGTATTCCCAGCCAATCTTTAAGTTGTTGTAATTGTTCTTTATTACTAAGTTTTATAAAATTCTGTGGACTTTTTATTTCATCTGCTTCAAATTTAAAATTACTCCAAAACAAATGCCTACCTATTTTCTGGCCAGGTTTTATTAATGGTTCGTAATAAGGAATTACATTTTCTACAAGCCAATATGATTTGCAAAAATTTTGTAAAAATATAATTTCTTCATATAATTTTAAATCAGGATATTTTCTTACCTTATGTCTAGTTGCTTTAACCATTTTTGAATGACTTTGACAAGGTGGACTAGACCAAATAAAATCATATTCTTCATAATTATTTAATAAATAACTATGTGCATCATCTACAATTACATTATCGTTAGGATAAAATTCTTTATATTGATTAGCAATTTTTTCATCATTTTCTACAGCAGTAACAGTAACATTTTTCCATAATTTTCTATTACCACCTAAACCTGCATATAAATTTAATACTTTCATTCGTGTACCTTTGCTACACCTTCGTATAAAAAACCTACTACTTTTGTAACAGTTTTAGTATCTTCAAACTCTGTTGTTCTAGGCATTGGTATTGGCGACCATTGAAAGTCATAACCTTTACGCACTAAGTTGTGTATGTTCCAAGTCATAATCTTTCCATCATACTCTGTAAGATATACAAACATCTTGCCTGTTTCTACTGACTTGACAATATTGCTATCAAACTTTTTCTTTTCAATAGCCCAACTTCTGTATCGTTTATCTCTTGACTTAACTTCTACAATGTATCTTTCGTTCTCTGCATCATAGCTGCTGTAAGGATCACTTACCTCTACCAAGTCAAGACCAGGATATATACTATTTAACTTATTTATTATCTCTGTCTGTGTCATACCATTACCTCTAATAATTCTTTACACAATTCATAAGGTACTTTACTTCTTTCATAAGCTCCTTTTAATCCTTGTGTTCCTGTCCTTGATCCTCTAGGTGCAGATTCGTGGCAAGGCATACCATTCTTACACATTGTTCTAGGTGTCCAAGGTGCATTAGTCCATATATCAGTAGGTTTCATTCTTGTATCTCCGTACTGACAATAGGTTACTGTGTGTCTAGTTAAGTATTCTACTGCACTCATCTTACGCATAAGTCCTCTAGGATTTTCTATAACATAATACTTCGGTTGCAATTTATTCATTATCCATACTGTTTGTTCTAATAAATACAAACCTAATTCTGCATCATTTGTTTTAGGTATTCTTAAACCTTCTTCATCTGGTGCTGTCCAATGCGTACTGCAACTAGCAATACTAAATGTTGTACAGGGTGGACTAGCCCATATAATATCTGGACTAAATGATATGTCATCTATAGTAAAATCCATTATATCTTTAACTAAATCTATTTTTTTATATTGATTTTTTGTCAACAAATCTAGTCCATTATCAACTGTAAATGTTTTGTGTCCATATTCTTTAGCTACATCACTAAAACTACAACTACCTGCAAACAATTCCAGTACTTTCATTCTTCTTCACCAAACATTTCTATCCAACATCTTGGGTGTGTGCCTGTAATCATTTGTTCTCTGTGATCTCTGTCTAATGATTTAACTGCATCTTGTATGTGATAACCCTGATTAAGATAAAACAATTCCTGTGTAAATATCTCTACAGTTCCTGTCTGCTTACAATGAAAACATTTTTTTGTTTCAATGACATACTTGTTGCCATTTTCAAAGTCGTATATCTTGTCTATTACTTTCATTTATTATTTCCCTGCACTTTCTACAATATGTTTCTACAATATATGTCGGCTCACCGAACATATCGATTTCGCCTACACCACAACTATGACAACGCACTCTTTAGCTTGTCAATCATAGCACTAGCATTACCTTTAGTTGCTTCGCCACTTGCTAAATACTTCTTAGCTTCAGCACCAAGTTCATCTTGACCTGCATCAATAGCCTGTTCAATCAAACTATTAATGAAGTTTTTCTGTCCATCACTTATAGGATCTTCTTTCCACTTCCCATCAGGTATATCAGCCATATCTTCCTCACTTTCTTTTTCTTCTACATTACCTAGTGTTTCTATTATATTATTAACTACTTCAGTATTACCAGCTCTTTTCTCAAATTCGTTCTTAAATTTATCTACATAATCTTCTACAAGTTTAAGAAATTTATCTACATTATCGTTAGACCAATCCCCTACATTGTCGCTAATAGATTTGTCCATTTTGAATCTTGTCATCTGTGTTTGATAACACTTCTTAGCAAAGTCTTTATCCTCGTTGCACATACTGAATACCATTTCTTTAAGTTGTGGCTCTGTCAAACTAGAAGGGGATTTCGTACTCTCTTGTGCTACTGGTTTTTTTTTAGGTTGTTCTACTACCTGTTCGACTACACCTGCGTAGTGTTCTTCTTCTGTTGTATCGCCTGTCCATAGTTCTAGTCCTATACCAAACCTCATACAACATCTTTTAATCCCATCACTTACTGCAAGTTTAAGTATTTCGCTTTCAGTTAAGTTCCTGGCTAGTGCGTGTCTATCTACATCACCAACTTCTTGCACTATACCTAGATCAGCTATCTCTAATGTACATTTTGCACCTACAACTGCGTTGTCTTTATCCCTTATAATGTCGTAAGTAAAGTTGTACTTACCACCTACAACATCAACTAATCTCTTTGTGTATATGTGGTGTGGTACATAGTCGCCATACTTCCCTTGTGGTGCTTTCTTAACTACACTCTTTGGAAAGTTAGCTGTTAATTTTTTATGTGTTTCTTTATCCATTTCTCTCCTGTTCTGTGTGCCTACATTATAGTTGTTGTGTAGGACAATTTCCTGTTATAATAAAAGAAAACGATATTTGAATTATTCATTATTGTTTCCTTTCTGGAATAGCACTCTAGCGATAGAGTGCTATTTTATTCTTCTTCGCAATCGCAATCTATTGCTTTGTAATATGGTGGTGTAGTTGTACTTTCTGTACAACATATTTCACCTAATTCTATAAGTACCCATTTACTGTTCATTGTTCTTCCCTTTTACTAATCTTCTTCTTTTACTTCACTAATTGCAAATATGCCTACATTGTATTTACTATGTATGTGTTTTAGATCTTCTTCTGCATACTCAATAGCTTGATTCTCTGTATCAGCTATATAATTTACATTTCCTGACAATAATATTTTATACTTTTTCATTACTTCCCTTTCTTATATTCTTTATCTCTTTCTTTTTCTGTTTTATACCAAACAATATCTTCTTCTGTATCTATACCATATACATATCCATTATTGTTATCGCCATAATATTTATCTAGTTCTTCTTGATACCAATTTAATTTTTGCATTACTTCTCTTTCTATAATTTTTCTACACAATCTATGCAGCATACAATAACTTGATCCACTATTACAAAATCTTGTGGATTAGTCTTGCATACGATACATAAACTATTTGTCATTGTCTAACTGTTCCATTAGCATATATTGTGCTATCAAAATCCAAATCATTTTCGCCTGTACCTGTTATTTCTAAATTTTTAATAACAAACTCAATGCCAAAAATATTATCGTTTAATAGTTCTTGTGTTTTCTTGAGTATGCTGTGCATATCATCTTTACTAACAACATTAAAAGTAGATTCACTAACTACCTTTACTTCTAAATCAACATATTTATTATTCATTACTTCCCTTTCACTATATTGTGGATCATTTGTCTAGTTAAATTAGTTATCTCTGCTAACTCAATAGCTGAATAACCAATACCATACAGATTCTTTATTGCTGAATTTCTTATATCTATATATTCCTGGTTAATAGATTTAAGATTATCCAGTTCTTTTAATGATTCGGCCAGGACTTTGCGATAAGTAAACTCTGTTTGTTTATCTACATTGTCGCTTATGTTCTGTTGTGCTTGTGTTAAAAGATCGTTTAGTTCTTCTTCCATTGTTTACCTTTCTATTCTTCCTATTGTTCTAATAAACTAATTATTTCTGCTTTGCTATGCAACTGCATACACATAGAACAAATACCATTAGTCATACTTATTAATGGATAATGTTCTTCACATAATCTACAATCCATTGTTTACCTTTCTACTTTATTAATTGTGGATTTTTTGTTTCGCCATATATCCACATATTAGTTAATAATGTTCTATCAATATTTTTTGGTAGTTCCATAGTGTCATAGATAGATACTGCTGTAAAACCATTCCACCATTCATTATCGTTTATTGTGTTATCTTGATAAAGCCATTCATTAAAAAATTCTTTTAATATAGTTTCTTCATTATTATTTTTTACCCATTCTGTTGGATAGTAATAAGAATGAAAGTATTCATCTTCGCCATTTCTTGTTCTAAATCTTATTAATGTCAATTCTTCCATTGTTTACCTTTCTAATATACCCTTATACTTTCATATACATTATTACCAAATATATCGTTCTTTTTTATAGCTTTATCCCAATCTTTACTACTCATATCTTCAATTGATTTCTTGCTTTTAAAAATTATTACTTCATATATTTCTGCTATGCACTCTAAACTTAACCAACTTTTTACATTGTCTAGATCTTCTTCAGCAAAATCATTGTTTACATAATTATTTTCATACAACTCAATTATTTCATCTTCAGTCATACATACCCAACTGTTAAAACTTGTACCCTGATTACAAATAATTGCATAAGTAGGTTTAAATAACTTTAATAACTTTTTCATATCTTCCCTATTTTCTTTCTAAAATACTAATTACGTTTTCAAGTGTTTTTATTTGCGTAGCAAACCAAATTGCGTTATCTCCACCTGTAAAATCCCACTTATCAACTGTTCTAACGAACTCATCTGTGTTCATATCTATTAAATCAAGTTGCATATCGCTTTTATCACAATAATCAAACTCGTTTTTATCTATTCTTGTTTGTAAATCTTTCTTAATACCATTAAGTAGATTATTTATTTCTTTCATATCTTCCCTATTCTTTCTGCTTATAGCTTATAAAAAGCTATCAGCTCTTTTAACTACTACCACCAGGCTTTCGTTAAATGTTTGTTGATCTACAATCTCTAGTCTATTGCCCTCTATAAAATGCAACACTTCTTTTGTACTGCGAAAAGGTTTAAGAGTTTTGTTGTAATTAACAAATATATACCTACAATCTAGTGGTAATTCAATCTTCTGTTTTAATACCATAATCTTAGTCTAACTAACTTTACAATCTTTGCAACTGTATTTGACATTAGTTATTTACCTACATTTTCTTCATCAAAAAACTTTTCTTCGCACTTTTTACATACATAAAAAGTTAGTCTTATATCTTTTAATTCAAAACAAAATTCACACATTGATTAACCTACACTTTCTATATACTTTGGTAAAAAGTTTTTACCTACAACTTGCTTATGCAATCTTTTAGATTCTTTAAAAGTTATTACATTAAAATTACGATTAAGAATATTTACTAATTGATCCTTAGTATCTTTATCATAACTACTTTCATTAATACAATCTTCTAATACTTCTAAGAAGTTATTATGAAAAACTGTATCGCTTGATTCAAAGTATTCTGTTCTTCTCATTGATTAACCTTTCTGTTTATTAACCTACACTATATTATATATACCTACACAATAGTTGTCAAATCCTGTTTACCTACACAATAGAAAAAGCTCGTAATGTTAAGGGGATCACTACGAGCTTAATCTATGCTGCTGGTTAGCTATTATTTAATTGTTTCATTAATTCTTCATCAACTATTAATATTAATTCTTCGCACTCATCACAAGTAAAAATTTTATTAACTTGTAATTCTGTAGTGTAAATTAAATTAAACGAATAGCAATTAGGACAATTTATTTCTAAGTTTTGCATTATTTACCCCCTTAAAAAATATTCTTTCTGTTTAATACTTCACCATTATTTAACCTGGCCATAAAGTCCGTGCGATCGCTTAACCTTTTATTATCTAACTTTATCCAGGATACAGCTAGTAAAGACATAAGACTAAACACGCCTACACAAATTAATAATATTGTAATTATTAACATTGATTAACCTACACTTTCTTTAACAAATACCAACATTATTTCTTTATCTATACCATAAGTATTTATGTGATCTAAGTAATAACCTTTTTCTTCTACTGTTTTAATAGCACTTCCCATTATTCTAAATTCTCTACTAAAAAAACAAATTTCTAATTGTTCTGGAAAAAAATTTATATACCTTATATCTTCCTTTACAAATACTTCTTCTAGCCAATTAGGTAATTCGCTATATTGAAAATCACTATTTGGAACTTCTTTATTATGACTATAATAAATTGTTTTACTCATTGATTAACCTACACTTTCTAATTTATTCTTGCAATAGACATATTATCGCATACTGCACTTGCTTTATGATAAGACCAATTAACACTATCTTCTTCATCTTGCATATATCTAACAACTTGTAATAAGTTATCAAAAGTTTTTGTTATATTCTTACCATTTCTGTATTGAACATAAGACCATTTATTGCTAGTTATATCAAAATCAATATCATCTATTTCTTCTAATTGACCAGCTCTAGCCATAAGCGATCGCAATTCATCAAAAGTATATATACCTACACTTTCTTCCCATTGACACATATATAATTGTGTATGGTATTTATATTCTCTTTCAAATAATTCTTCTTTCATTAATTAACCTCTTTCTTTCTGGTATTTTATAAATACCCTACAAGCACTCTGTTAAAGTGCTTGTTAGCTATTTATTTTTTAAAATAAGTCTTATGACTTTGATTATATGTAATACTATTTTTAAAACTATCTAGTAAATACTCAAAATCATCTTTAGCACTTTTGTAATTATCGTAATAATCTATGTCTTTCAAATTATTAGAAAAATACATAATATCTTTACCATTAATTAAGATAATCTTATATTGCTTTTCATTATCGTAGTAATTATATTTATCTGTGTTTTCTTCGATCGCTAAAATCAAATCAACTTTTTTATAAATAGTAGTTGAATAAATAGTAAATAAATTACCATAATCTGTCTTAGTATCTATAAAACCAATTCTTTTAATTTTACTATCGTGAAATTTACGATTAGCTAAAGAAAAATATGTACTTCCTTGCATTAATGTAAATTCATATAACTCTGTGCAATCATCTTTTGTTGGTCTAATTGCTAAAGTATTATTTTTTCTTTCTTTTATTAGTTGTTTGTTATCCATTGATTAACCTTTCTTTATATCCCCGATCGTAAAAATCACAATCTAAATAGTTTGTGAAAAACACGATCGGGAAAATATTTACCATTTTCTTTTTAAATCATTTATATAAGTAGCTTTGCAATCTTTACTACAAAATAAATATCCTTTATATTTGTATCCCTCTTTAGTTGGAAAAATACTCAAAAAGTCAAAATTACATATTGATAATTCGCTTATCTTGTATTTTTTTTCATCTTCCATTGTTATCCCCTTTTGTTTAACTTATTAATAATATAATAGTGTCAAATATATATTACAAACTATTAATTAATTATTTTTATTTAACGATCGTTCACAAATAAATTTAAATAAGGTTAGTTAATTAATCCTATTATCGTTCATCTGCAATCTAAACCATATCCCCCCAATTACTTAAAAAAATATCCCATATATTCGTATAACCTATTATTTTCAGCTCGTTCCTGGTTAAACCCTATAAACATTGGCTTATATAACTTGTCCTATAATATATATTATGTTGCGTTATGTATAAATAATCCATATATCAATGTTGACCTGGCCCCTAGCGTAGCGTAACACTTTAACCAATATGTGGAAACTTTTACTCTACAAATACCTACTATATATTGTGTATCTTTAACGACCTACTACATATAGTAGGACTACTATCACAGTAATACCTGTTAGATCCCTCTAGTTGTTTTAGTGTATTTTTACACTCTTTACATACTTTCAATAAGATAAGAATAATATATTTTTTTTTTAAAAAGAAAAAAGAAGAAAAGAAGATAACTAACCCTGTGTCACTCCCTCCCAACCAGAATGAACTAAAGTTTAGTAACAAATAAATATGTGAAATAATAGCCTATTACGCTAGTTATGATGGTCCAGCTAGTCCACTTGCCCTGAAGTTTAATCTGATATTTCTTTCTAAAAGCTGGAGAAATATCTTGTTTGTGTTGTCATACTATCACAAGGTTTCTATAATGCAAAGTATCTTAGGAAAGTCCTAAGAGTTAGTTATAAATAAATATCTATAACTAAGGAAAAAGAAAATAGCTAATCATCATATAGTTATGTATGTGGGGATTGATTCAAGTTATTATTTTTTTTCTTTCATTACAGTAAATGGACAGACTGTACGGAACAAGCCCTGCTTCGGCAGGGTTTTGTTTATTGACTATAAATACATTATGATATATAATGAAATTACTCATTTCTTATGAGTATCAACTTCCCTGTTTGATTAACCAATTACCCTAGCTAGACTAGGGTATGGAAAGGAAAGTATGACAGATATTTATGTACAAGATTGCGACCAATGTCTTAATCCATTTTGGGAAGATCAACTAGAGGCAGGATTGTGTCCTACTTGTGGTCAAAACGATTTAGCAAGTTTCTTTGAATAAAAAAATTTTTTTACGCCTTCGGCTCTTGTAAGCCTTCAGGCTTTTGTCTGCCTTTAATACGAGGGTATGTTTTTGTTTTATGAGCATTACAATATCTGTACTTGTTATATTTTGAAATAACAGTATTACAGTTTTCCTGCAAACAAATTCTTCCACTACTATATGAAGTAGAGGGTTTGTAATTAGGATATTTACTTCCTTTTATATAATCACTCATACAACATATAGTATAGTTAGGAGAAAGCAAACTTATGTACGGATATAAGAAGAAGAAAAAGAAATCTAAGAAAAAAGGTAGAAAGTAACAAATGGCTGAATGGCGTGGAATGAAGGTTAAGCTGAATAGTCCTACGGCTATCAGAAAAGGCGAACCTGGTTATGGTCGCAAAGCTAAAAAAGTTTTTGTTATGTCCAATGGGAAAGTTAAAAAGGTAATGTTTGGAGATCCAAATATGGCAAATCGTAAAAGCAATCCTAAAGCAAGAGCTTCATTTCGTGCTAGGCATAAGTGTTCTACTGCAAAAGATAAGACTACTGCTCGTTACTGGGCTTGTAGAGATTGGTAGGAGTTTATGAAAGTTAAAGGCGTAGATGTTTCTAGTTTAACGAAAAGACAGCAACAAAGTATGAAAAAACATTCACAACATCATACTAAAAAACATATGCAGTATATGTTAAACTCTATGAAAAGAGGTGCTACATTTACACAAGCACACGAAAGAGCTATGAAGAAAGTAGGTAGATAATGGCTGGTAGGCGAGTAAGTTGGATGTGGGGTGGCAAAAGATATTATGGCACACTAATTCCTAGCAGAGAAACAAAAGATGCAAGATTTGCTAGAACTGAAAACGGAAAGATAAAAAGACTTCCTAAAAAGAAAAAATAATGGCTGAACGAAAGACTTGTTCTAATCCAAGTTGCGAAAGAAAGTTTACAGCTAAACATAATAACAAAAAGTATTGTACT